GAGGTGAAGAGATTCCTTTCCCTCGCGGAACTGGATCATCAAAAACGGAACGGGCGCATAGGTGCGGAGGTCGTCGCCTTTAAATCACGACGCACCCCATACCCATAATCACAAAAGCCGAAAGACCTATGCTACCTATGCCACCTATGCAGGAGGAATTGCGAAACGATGGAAACCAAAACTTTGCGAAAGGGTGAAAAAGCGGGGGTGCTGCGTAGGTGCATAGGTCGCGTGCAATTCGGATGGAACGGGTCGGGGTGAAGTGTGCTGAGGCGCGGAACATCGCCGACCTGTGCATGACCTATGCAAAAGAAAAAGCCCGGCGAGTTGCCGGGCTTTCTATTACTCGAGCACCTCGAGCGTGTAGAGCCGCTGTCGGTTCTTACCGCTCTGCCCCCACCGCACCACGCGGCCCGAAGGCAATCGGAACTTCTTGCCGCCATACTGCTCGGCCAGGAGCCTGCCGAACTTCGAGTTCGCCCGAGCCGTGAGCACAAAGCGGCGCGGCCCATCTTTACCCTCCCTCTCCTCCTTGCCCTCCAGCATCCATGTGAACGCATTCACCTCGATGGCCGCCTCGACCACATCTTGGAAACTAAACTCATCCGAGTCATCCAGCCCCTTAGCCAAGTGAGCCACCAGTGCCGTCATGTCCGCGAGCTCCGAGTTGCCCGACTCCTCCACCGGCAGTGGCTCCATCGGATCACCGAAGCCAGCGTGCTTCACCATTCCACCAAAGACCGCGCACCACGGTTCATACCCCCGCACGATCCGGTCTGGATGCGGCCGCCCAGCCTCATCCCACGAGCGAACGATCGCCCACAGGCACGCCAGCAACTGCGACCGCACCTCCGGCTTCTCGAGCCACTCATCAGAGAAAACCTTCTCGATCTTCCGCGCCTGCGGATCCGCCTCGTCCGTGATCATCCGGCAATGCAGGAAACGCCGAGCCACATCGGGCGTGACCTCGAGGTTGTTGCCGGTCAGGAACACCGTGGCGATCTTAGGAACCGCAAATTTGCTCTGTGTATTCATGCGCCGCCCCGTCCAGGTCGAAGCCGTTAGGAACGCATTAAGAGTCGGGGATTTCAAAAACCCATTGCAGTCATCAAAGAGAATGTAAGGCGATCCCGCCAGCGACTCAGTATCTAGGATCTTGCGCCAATCCTCCTGGCACTCCGGCAGCGGCTGCACATCGCATGTCCCGATCGCCGTGATGATCGCCGCCTGAGCCAGCAGGGTCTTGCCCGAGCCCACCGAGTTCGAGCTAAACATAAAATTCAACCGCCGAGCCGTCGGCCTCAGCAGCGCCGCCGCAAACATCGAGAGCATCCCCGAGATCACGATCGCCTCATTGCGCGACTGCCCATCCGCCTTGCGATCGCCAAAAGGAAACTCACTCAGCAAATTCTTCAGCACCGTGCGCGCCTCATCCAGCGGCATATCCTGGGCAAACTCCACCCCCGAGTTTTGCGTGTAAGTCTGCGACTCCGCATCGTATCCATAAGGCAGCAACTCAATCCGCCCATCCCGCCGCCGCACCGGCTGACGCACCGTCGCCACCCGCATCAACTCCCGCTGCCGAGAGAGAAACTGATCACTCTCTAGGATCGTCGCCGCCGCCTCCACCGTGATCGTCTGCGGCTTCTTCTCGAAAACATTGGGCTTCGGCATCTCCCACTTAAAAGTCACCAAGTGCTCCTCGCAGTAAGTCCGGAAACGCCGAGCCGACATCTCCACCAGCCTGCCCTCCGGCGATATCGTCATCGCCGACCGCTGCCGCACAAAGACCCCATTCTGGCAAAGCACCCCGCCGATCTCCCGCGCCATCGTCGAGATCACCGGCACGATCTGCACCATCGGCATCTCCGGATTAATCTCCGTCGACGCCGCAGGCGCATCCTCCCGATGAGGCACGATTCCATATTCCGCCAGCTTCGAGCTGACCACATCACCAATCTCACTCATTGATTTTTTTCTTTCTTGTTTTTTTAGGCCGAGGAAACCCCCGCCAAATTCGATTCCAACTCTTCCGCCGCGCTGTTCAGCCACGCGTCAAAACGCCCATAGTGGCGACACCCAGCCAGCACACGCGGCAACTCCCCGCGCGGGAAACCCATCCCCGCCACCCGCACGCACTCACCCCGCCAAAAACTCAATACATCCCGCCGCGCAAACATCTCCGCGATCGTCAAAGCCGGTGCCGACGGCGCAAAATAAAGCAGCTTCTGCTCCTTCTCCCCCCTCCAGCACGCAGGCAGCCGCGTCAGCCGCACCGCAGACAGCGCACCAGGATCCGCCCCCACCGTCACCAGCCCCAAGATCCTCTTCTTCTGCTCATCCCAATCGCGCTTAGTCTTTGCGTCCACCCGCACCAGCGCATGCACCGAGCGCCCCCCGCTCGTCGTAATCGCCGAAATCCTCGGCACCGTCCGCGCCAGAGCCGCCAGCCACAGCCGCACCGGAGCCTCATCCGACTCCAGCACCATCCAGCGCCACGCCAGCACCGACTCCTCCGACCTTCTCGACATCTTCCCCAGGCGAGGATTCGGCCGCGACTTCCCATCCACCGGCTGAGCCAGAAACCAAATCCCATCCCGGCCGCGAGTCGGAATCGACTCCGTAGGCCACACCGCCTGCCCCTGGCTTTTGTATTCCGAAAAAACCAGCACCCGCTCCCCCGCTTGCGCATTATAGAGACGCGAGAGAAAATCCGTCGCCGACACCCCCGCCGGATCCACCTCAGAGCGATTAGCCAGCCAAGGCAGATCCACCACCTCAGCCAACTCCCCCGCGATCTTCTTCAACCGCTCCGGCTCATACACCAGTTTCGGACGAGGCTTCTGCGGCACAAACTCCCGCCGCTCAGCCCCGCCACCGCTCGACCTCTCCCCATCCCGCAGCAAATACCCCGACTCCCCCGGCCCATTCACCGCCGAGTTAATCTTGTGAATCAACTCCCCCTCAGTCCACCGCTCCGCATTGCCAGCATTCCACTCATGCAGCAACCCCAACGCCTCCGCTGCGCCAAGCTCGAACCCCTTCACCAACGCCTTCGCGCAAAGAAGCGTGTGCGTATGCCCACCAGCCCCCGAAATCGCAGGCCCCATCTTCTGCAAATACCTCCGCGCCCGATCCGGAATAGAAACCCTATCCATTCGCCCCCTCCAAAATGTGACGGTGCGACAAGAAAAGTGTTACAACACTACGAAGAAAGCTATTTTGACACGGTAGGGGCCAGAGGTTCGAACCCTCTACCGCGCACCACTCCACAAGCCCATCTCCCCTCATATCGGCCCAAATCCGATTTGCTAGTGTTACAGTAAAGTGTGACAGTCTCCCCCGATGCAGGTTCGCGGACTCTACAAGCGAGGCGAGGTTTATTGGTTTAGCCGCCAGATTCATGGCAAGCGAGCCTTCGTATCCCTTGAGACCGGGGACCTCGAGGAGGCCATCCGCCGCCGGCGCGAGATCCTTGAGGCCGGGGTCCTGCCCGATGGCGAGGCGCTGCACCACCTGGTCGAGCGGTATGTCGCCGCCTGCCGCGCTTCTGGCAAATGGAGCCTCGCCAGTGCCGATTCCAAGCTCCCCGTCCTCCGCTGCTGGGCCGCCGACTTCGGCGATGTCACACCCGAGAGTGTGACAACCGACCAGCTCCGCGCCTGGCACGACCGCCGAGCACGAGCCACCAGCCCCTCCACCGCTTACGGGAATCTCATGCTCCTGCGCGGTTTTTTTAATTGGTGCCACCTCGAGGCCCGCCTCACTTCGCGCAACCCCGCCGAGCCACTCACCGCACGGCGGAATCCCGCCCGCGTCCCGCAGCCGAAGTCCGCCGCCCGCGCCGACTTTTGCACCCCCGAGCTCCGCGACCACCTCCTCGCCGCCTGCCCCCGCGACGATCTCCGCTTCATCCTCTACTGCGGCTTCCACGCCGGTCTGCGGAAGGCCGAGATCATCGAGGCCCGCGCCGAGTGGTTCGATCTCCACGCCGGTCTGCTCCACCTCCGCAAGCACTCCGGCATCACCTTCAAAGACTCCGAGGAGCGCACCATCCCCCTCACGCAGGAATTCCGCGACTGGATGAAAAAAAACGGCCCGCGCACAGGCTACATCTTGGCCCCGTGGAAGGAGCAGCGAGGCCGCAGCCTCTACCGCTACGACTTCGAGCGCTTCTACTCCGACTTTATGACCGCCCAGGGCTGCCGCTGGCTCACGCCACACATCATGCGGCACACCTTCGCCAGCCTGCTCGCCAGCGCTGGCGTGAGCATTTTCAAGATCGCCACATGGCTCGGCGACGAGGTGAGAGTGGTGGAAAAACATTACGCCAAGCTCCTGCCTAAGGATTCCGAGATTGAGCGAGCTTTTGGCCCGAGGCCGACCGCAGAGCCGACACCCCTTCTTCGCACACCCGCTTCCACGCCGAGAGGCAGGCATCGTAGTCGAACAGCGTAAGCCGATTCCCGCACACCACCGGCTCTAGCCAACCCGCCGAGCGCATCATTTTCAGCATCGCCTCGCCCCCCACGATCCGCTCCGCGTCCTCGATCGTCGCCGCACCCCGCCGCTCTTGCAGCATCACCGAGTATCTCATTCCCCCCCCCCAATAAGTTTTGCCTTAAGGCTGGCAGGGCAAAATGACCAATACTTTACCGGATAACTAAATTTTTCCCCAGAATACAATCGCCAGACCTTGCCATCAAAATGCCCAGAAACGGTCAATGGCGGACATTCTACAGCCATTAGCACAAGCAGACCTGGTGGCGGCGTTTGTGATTCGGCTGTTATAAAACGGAGCGTAACAGTCTTTAGTTTTGTAACTGGTAAGCCTACCCACTTGCAAACCTCAGCATGTCTCTTCAAACCATATTTTGGAAAGACATTAGGCCTGATAGCACCGGAAAAAACAGCCTGCTTTGCCTGAGCTTTTGTCTTGATTCCAAGATTGCTCAACACATTCCTTATAAATGGGGTATTAAGGTTTTTTGGCAGTATGGCTTCTAATTCATTTTTCGGAGGGGTAGCGACCAATCCCAACTGCTGTAAAAGCAAAAGGTTTTTTTTGCCAATGCCCACATACTTTAATACTTGGCTTGGCTGGAGAGGGCATGGAGTGTGCTCGTAATGCTTGCCGATCCTCTCGACATGCTCCCGCAACTTTATTCCTCCCAGTTTTTCTGCAGAATCCAAAGCCTCTGCAGCAGCTTCTCTCATCATTTTTCTCATTCCCCCGCCTCCTCGAGCATCTTCCGGTAATCCCGCAGCACCTCCTCGCGGAAATCTCCCCCATCCGCGATGCACGCCAAGGCCAGCCGCGCCGCGATCTCCCGCCACTTCTCCTCCGTGCTCTCCGTGTCCTCTGTGGTTAATCCCATAGATCAATCCTCCGGAGGCTCAGGGAAGGGAGCCCAATGCAGCACCGACACATCGATCCGGTCCGCCGAGACATACCGCCACGCCTTCCCATCGCGGAATCCCGTCCACACTTCCCCATCCTCGAGGTGCAGCAGCACCGCCTGGTCATCGTCCGGCAATTCCTCCTTCGGCGTCCGCCAAAAGACCTCGCTGAAAACCTTCGGCCCGCTCATTTCGCCCCTCCAAAGCAAACTTCTTCAAATTGCGCGGCGAAGTGCGTGTTGAGCTTCCAGTTGCTGATAAACCGACAGGCGCAACTGACCATGTAGGTTTTCGGTAAACTCTTTATCGGGAGCAAATCATACTTGGCCCGCTTCGCGGCCGCCTTGTCGGCCTCATCTTCCAGGAGATAAATTTTGTGGCACCCATCGTAGGCGAAATGCGTGGCCGCGACCGGCTTTTCGTTAATCGTTATTTTCTTCACTTACCTCCTCCTATCTCGATAAGGCGCGCAGATACGCGCCGGTCGAACTCCGCAATCACAGATGTAAGTCCCTTAACCTTGCTCAACTTGTGCGGCTCCCAATTTTCAAATATTCCATCGTCAAGCACACGGGAATGCCATCGCAAGAAATCCATGTGGATCGCCTCGAGGGTGAGCACCCCCGAGCCCGCCGAGCCCGTCGGCGCGCTGCCTGCGGTCTCCCGCACGATCTCCCCCGCCTTAATCGATTTTTGCAGCTCCACCGGAGAGAGGTTTTCCTCCCGCGCCTTTTCCAGCCAAACCTGGGCATCGGTCGAGTTCTCGCAGAGCTTCGCCGCCACGAAGGCATGGGCATCGCTCGGAGCCGACGGGTGCACCCCATCGAGCTTTTCCAGAGCCTCCGCCGCGCGCAGATCCTTGAATTCAAACTCCAACTGCCGCTCGGCCTCGGCCACCACCTCGTCGCCGAAGTGCCGCCGCCCCTCCATCCGCCAATCCGCCATCCAGCGCAGGCTCGAGCCCCGCGCCGCGTGCACATACCGCCCGATCTGCTCCCATTCGGCTTGAGTCGGGGTGCGGGTAAAAACCAGCGCCCCTCGGGAAAAGGTGCAAAGCCCCTCGGGCAAGGTGAGTTCTAGGTTTTGTTTGTTCATTTAGTCTTTCCTTTTGCTCCAGGCTTCTTTTTGTGCTTCGGCAAAGACGGCCCTGGTGCGCTCCGCTTTCCGAAATTTGAAAACACCGAGTTTGATCTTGTCGGCCCAGTCGGTCGTGTAGTGGCTGATGAGCGCGCGGGTGCAGCCGATCTGGCGCGCCACCTCGGCTTGGCTGTGGATGGCATTCGCCTGGTCGAGACCGGCCGCGAAGATCAGCCCGTAGACTCGGGCGCGGAGGTTTTTACAGGGGCGGCAGAATTCCGAGAGCACGCGGGCGAGGATTTGGCACACTTCCCAATCCACGCTCTCCGCCAGGGCCGCGTCCTTATACTCCTTGATGCGCCGCGCGAGGGCTGGGCCTACACCCATTTCCTCGCAGATGAGATCCACTTCGCTGTCCACCTCGGAGAAATCGTCGTAGTAGTGGGGCTCGCGGATCATAAAGAGGCCAAATGGGCGCGCAGTTCGGCAAATCCTCGTTCGATCTCCTGATCGGTGGCCCGAGGGTTTGGAAGCGGGGCCGGGCGGCGACGGCGAGGCTGCCGAGGCTTTTGGGTGGGGGTGGAAAGGCGGCGCGCCTCCTCGAGCAGCGCGGTAGCCGTGGCGAGGAGTTGCTGAATAGTATCGTTTTTTGATTTCATTGTTTCCCTTCCATTTTCTTGGCCACGCTATTCATTAGGATTTCCGCCGAGAGCGTGTGTGGGAAACACTCGCCGCACACCGGCCCCAAATTGCGGGCATAAAGCTGGGAGGTATTGTTCTCCCCATATTTTTCGCACATCAGGCACAGGCAGCCCTGCTGCTCCTCGGTGAGGTCGATTTTATTCATTGTCGAAATCCTCCCATTCGGCCCAGCGGCGGCGGCGCTCCTGCATGTCGCGCATCCGGATATACATGTTCCGCTGGCCCGCCCAGTAGCTGGCCCAGCAGGAGCCGAGCGTGATGAGCGTGATCATGATGCCCTCCCAGCCGCTCATTTCCCGTCCTCCTTGCGCTCGCGGGCTTGGATCGCATCGAGAGCGCGCACCACGCGCAGCATGCGAAGCTCGTTTTTCGGATCGTTCTCCAGGGTCCAATAATCCAGCAGCGCCACGCGCACCTCGCGGGCCAACTCGCGCCAGGCCGAGGCGGATTCCATCTTCTCGGTCGTGCTCATCGGGCGAGCCTCCCCGTGAGCGCCAGCAGCAGCACCGGCACGATGATCATTTGCAGAAAATCCATCGCGTAGCCGAGGCTCCGGAGGATCAGGTCGTAGTTCTCACTCATTTTTTTTCTCGTTTTTTTGGGGTTAAGCGGGGGAGGAAATTTGCTCGTTCTCGCGGGCCTTTTCGGCATCACGCGCGATGAGGAATTGGATGTAGCTCGAAAGGCTCCGATGCTCTTGTTTGCTGCGTTCGCGGGCGACATCGAGAAGCCAGGAAGGGATCGAAATCGATTTTTTCACAGCGGGTGTTTCGTTATTCATAATTCCTACTTTTGCGCTATTGGTAGGAAGAATGCGCAATGGGGTCAACACCTAATTTTGAAAAAAGTTGTTTTTTTCTTACTTGGTAGGAAAGTTTCCTCGTTATGCCGAAAAAGAAACCCGATCACGAAAAGGCCAAGAAGATCTCCATCTCGATCCCGCGAGCCATTTGGAACCTGGCCGAAATGCAGATGTTTCAACGCCGCCAGGGCGACAGCGAATACATCCGCGAGCTCATCAAAACGGACACCCACGACCTGTGGGTGCAGCAGCAGAAAGGCACCTTGAATTTTCCCCTGCCCGCCGATCCTGCGCCTAAACGATCAGGAAACGAAATTGCGCCGAGTGTCCAACCTATCAAAGTTTACTCTGGCCGGAAAAGAACTGATAGAAAAGGATAGAAAAGATGCCTCACAACTATCATGTCGAGTATTTCAAGACGCGCTTCTTCAGCGGCACGGTGGATGCCGACAGGCTCAAGAAAACACTAAATCGCCTGGGGCAGGAGGGGTGGATGCTCGAGCGCACGATTCAAGAGCGCAAGAGGGTGCTGTTTTTATTCAGCCGCGAGGTGCATATCCTCATCTTCCGCCATGTGGCGGCCAAGCCCGAGGCCGAATTACTGCGCCAACTCCTCCGAGCCTACGGCCACGAGCCGGTGGTCTAAGTCAGAATATCCTTCTTCGCCTCCACGCGCGTGCGGAGGGTGGCGAGGAATTCGCGTTCGGCGAGGCCGCGCGCCCACTCGGGGCGGAATTGGTAGTGGGGATCATCCACAAACTTCCAGCGGCCGCCCCACTCGAGGCCGAGGCTTTCGCCGAGCGGGCCGAGTTCGCGGTAGAGTTTGTGCGTGCCGTGGTAGGTCTTGCCGTCGCCACTGAAGACGCCGACATCGATGGCGAGGCCGAAATTGTGGTTGGAGTAGCCGCCACGGGCATTGGTGACCTTCGGGCCCGCCGTGGTGCGGCCCTTCGCGTAGAGGGCATCTTGCTCGGCGTAGCTGCGCAGGCCGGAGATCGCGCGCACATCGAGGTTTTGCTTCGAGGCGATGGCTTTGGCGGCCATCACAAACGAGCGCATGACCGGCTGCACCTCGGGGTGGAGGGTGGAAATGGTGCGGTCGCTGCGGGGGTCAAGCGTCATTTCTTTTTCGGTGCGGGCTTTTTTTTCGCGGCAACTATTCGGGATTTCCTAATAGTTGGCTTTTTGGCGCGGAGTGGCTTGAGCGCTGGCTCGGCGGGCGGTGTCGCGGCGGGGAACATCCGGCGGAGGAAGTCGAAGAGGTGCATCACTTGTCTTTCCAGGCAGGGAGGGTTTGCTGGTATTGGCTGAGAGCGTGCAGAAGGTTGGCGTTTTCGCGTTCGCCTTCGGAGAGGCGGGGCTCGAAGCGCACGACGGTCTTGATGTGGAGCGTGCCTGCTTCGCCGACGCGGTCACCGAATGGCGGCACGGGGACGGCCACGCACGAGGTCAGGAAGGCGAGGGCCAAGAATATCCACCCGAGGATCACCATCGTGGCGGCGACTTTGGCTGGCGTCATTTTTGTTTGCGTAGGACATTGATCAAACCGACGAGGCCGAGACCGGCGGCGACGATTTGATTTTGCAACTCGGGCTCGAGCTTGAGTCCGACAGCGGTGCCACAGAGGATGATTCCGCGCCAGGTTGAGTTCTCGGAGAGCCGATCCAGCAGGTAGAAGAGTGCTTTCATCTCCCTTGTGGAGATGTCAAAGGGTCACTTTTGCTCGAGGCGGCGGATGCGTTGCTCGTGGTCGGCGAGGAGGTTGTCGTGGCGCACATCGGTCACGGCGTTTTGCTCCATGCGGATCAGCACCTGCTCGATTTTTTCGATGCGGGAATTGGCGGCGGTGAATTCTTCCTTGGTGACGAACTTGGTGCCGAGGAGGGCCACGCCGACGAGAGCCAGGAAGGTGCCGATCTTTAGCGCGTTGTCGAAGAGTCTGAAAAACTCGTCGGATTTTCGGCGGTGTGCGGATTCTTCGGGCATCACAGCAAGGCGGCTTGGGTGATTTTCTTTTTCAGCCGGGATTCCATGGAGGTGAGATCGATGGCGCTGGCGGTGCCGAAGGCGGTCAGCGCGGCGGCGACTTGGGGTTGCAGAAATTGAAGGAGGAAGCCGGTATCGTGCACGAGGCTGCCGGTGCCTGCGCCGGTGCCAGTGCTGATGATGCTTACGCCATCATCGCGGAAGATTCGACCTCCGTTGATGACGACATCGGTGCTGCCGGTGTTTTGGATTTTGATGGGCACCACGGCGGAGTTCACCTGGTAGTTCATGCGGTCGATCGGCGTGATCGCTCCGAAGAAATTGGCGATGCCTTGGGAGGTGGTGAGGAGTTGGATGTAGTAGTTGTAGAGGCTCTGGGCGCTGATCTCGTAGGGGGCGGATGAGTCGCTGAGGTCGATCTCGATGTTTGTGTAGTCGGGGGAGAGTGTGATGCCAGAGATCGCGGAGCCGTTGATATTGTTGCCGATGTAGGTGGCGTCGTTTTCCTGCTCGGTGGCAAAGGTGAGCCCCCCGGCGGTGAGAATGCCGAGTGATTCGATGGGAGTTTTTGCCGTGAGGCCGTTTTGGTAGGCGGCGCGGAGGCTGATGGTATCGCCCACGGAGACGAGTGCGCCGAGGAGGTCGAAGGTTTTTGAGAATCCGGCGCTGGCGAGGGTTTCGTTGGCGAGTTCTAGGTTTTTGGTTTCGTTGTAGAGGCGGACTCGGGTGCCAGCGATGAGGCTGGGGGCGGAGATGGTGGCGGGCTTGATGAAAAACTCGGCCTCATAGGCGGGATCGAGCGTGACATCGAGGGCCGCGCCTTGGAACGCGGCGGTGAATGTGTCGGTGGCCCCAGCGCGCTCGGCACGGACGACGGTGAGGCGGAACTGCACGCGGTTCTGCGAATCGGCGGGGAGCCCCGACAAGTCGCTGGAGAGGCTCGTGAGGGCGGAGGCTGGGATATATTCATCCTGTCCGCTCCAGACATTCGAGGCGGGGGTGAATCCGGTGGTGGCGTTGATGAGCGGAGCGGCGCTCACGGAGCTGGCGGCGAAGACAGGCCAGAGGGTGCCGTTGGAGGTGGTGATGTCGCGGATGCGGATTTCGTTGGAGCCAATGGAATCCACGATGCCCGTGAGCGTGACGGCTTGGCCGCTGATGGTGCGGGCCTGCGTGACGGTGTGGCCAACGGAGTAATTCGCGGTCTGGTTGGAGCCTGTGAGCCGCACGCCAAACATCCTGCGGGTGGCTGTGTAGGTGCCAGCGGGGCGGCGCATGGAGACACCGAGCGAGTAAGCGGCATCGAATGTGGTCGCCGGGAGCGAGCTATTTCCCGCATCGCGGAAGTGGAAATTTGTGATGCCCGTGACTCCGCCATAGCTGCGGGCCTCGTAGGTAGCGGAGTCGCCAGAGTTGCGAAGGAAAAGGCGGAGGCTGCTTTTTGTAAAAGCTGGGCCGACATTACCGCTGCCGAGCGCGAATGCCGTGCTGTTTTTCGCGTAAAACGGAGCGATCTGCACGCGGCCTGCGGTCTTGGCGACATTGCGATAAACCAGCATTGAGGGGGTATCGACGCCTGTGGTCAGCGAGAGGCCAAAAGCCGTCTCAGGCGTGGCGTGCTGGATGAGGACGCGGTCGATATTGATATTCGAGGCCCCGTTGTAGCTGTTCCCCGAGCCTCCGGTGAAGGAGGTGAGCGTATCGTGGGTCCAATTCGAGAAGACGGAATTTGAAGAGTCGGGGTCTGGAAAGATCACGCCGCCGCGATGCGCCCCGACGATTTGGAATTTATTGAAGCGGCTACCGGGGCCGCGATCCAAAATTACAGTAGAAGTCGCCGCAAGCGCTACGGTTCCGGTGCCAGTGGGCGCAGTGGAATTTGCCGTGAAGGTGCCGCCGACCGCAGGAGTGCCCGAGTAGCCGATCGCCTGCCACTGCGCGGTCGTGGTGGTGCCGAGGCTCTTGATGGCATAAACATGGCTGGCACGAAGGCCATCGGTGATCGGGAAAGTCGGCCCCTCGCCGACATACCATGTGCAGTCATTGAATGTGTTGCCGTAGGCCGTGGATTCACCGCCGAGGATGACGCTGTAACCCCCGAGCACGGCGAGGTCGTTGAGGTTGGAGATTCTCTGGAAGAGGTTGCCGCCGTAACCGGGCTGGAGCGACATGGCGTAGCCCGTGCTGTTGTTGACCTGCGTAGTGTAAAACTTCGGCGAGATTTGCATCGTGTCGAAGGAACTATTGGAGACAGACATCGAGACAGAGACGGGTGCGGCATACCGCACATCATTGATCGTGCTGCCGCTGCCCCCGAAACCGCTCCCGCCTTGGCCCGTGGTGGCGTTGGTCAGCGCACAGGCGAAGAGGACTTTCTCTACATTCATCACCCCGGCTGGCTGGGCTGAAAAAACGCTGGAGGTATTTTTGCCTGTGAAGATGCAGTTTTTGAAAACGATATTGACGCACGCGAAGCAATCGAGCGAAGCGTTCTCGCACAAGAATGCGGTGCCTGTCATGGTGATGGTGCCGGGTGCGCGCCGCCAATTCAGTGTGCCGCTTCCGCCGCCGTGGCGCACCCCGCAGTTGCGGAGCGTGAGTTCCTGCGTGTTGCTGTTGTTCGACATGCTATCGAACCGAGCGATCGAGGTGTAGTTGAACTCCGTGGGGCCAGAGAAAGTCATCCCTGTGGAGCCGCCTGCATCGCGGATTTGGATATTCGGGATCGTGATCGCGGCCCCGGCTGGCGGCGCGCTGCGGAAGGTGATCGTGTTCGCCACCGTGTCGTGCGTGAAATGGTCTTGGTAGGCCGTGACGAGATTGGTGAAAGAATCCACCTCGGCGTAGGTGCGTAGGTAGGATGTGCCATCGCGGAAAGTGTCGCCGCGCGCGACCCAGCACACGCTGATGTTATCGTATTTCGAGCCGCCCGCGCCCGTGGGCAGCGCAAAGGTGGTCGTGCTGCCATCCCCCGTGCCGATCTGGATAGGTGCGCCAAAAGCGCGAAGCTCGCCGTCTACACTCACAGGGATCGAGCCTGTGACATTCACGAAAATCGGAGTGGTGGTGGAGGGATTGCTTACCACGACTTTTCCGCCGAGGCCGGTGAAGGAAATCCCAGATAGGTTCACCGTGTTGGTATTGATAGTCAGGGTGGCCAGGGCATCGATGGTGATATTGTCGCCAGCGGCGATCGAGAGCGCGCTGTAGTTGGTATCTGTGGTGATTGCGATGGTGGCCATTAGAGAGAGTAGGTGCGCGTGATGGTGGCGAGATCGCCGCCTGCGGAGTAGGTGAGGTTTTTCGTGAGTGAGACGCCGCTATTTTGGCGATCGGTGGTGAGGACTTGGGTGAGATTACCCGAGGCGTCGTAGGTGAAGCTGCGGGAGTAAAGGTGCGTGGTTTTCGCACTGGTGGCATAGACCTCGATGGCCGAGACATCGCCGCCTGCGGTGTAGTTCACCTCGTGGTAGTAGGTCGCTCGAGCGGAGGTAAACATCTCATCGAGATCGTTAATCGTGGCCGCGCCGCCTCCTCCGCCGGAGGTGAAAGTAACGATGGTGTTGTTGCCAGGGTGCCGCCCGTAGATTTTGGCGTCGGCATAGTTGACGCAAATCTCGCCTGGCTGGAGGTCCGAGGTGGTCGGAACTTTGGAAGCAATCGTGCTTTTTTTTGGGATGAAAACGGGAGATGCCATTTATCGAAATGGTGCCGCCGGGGGATCGAACCCCGGCGGGCTTGGTGAGTTGATTTTAATAGCTGCCGCAATCAATCGTCACATCGGAGATCGTGACGAAGGAGATCGCGCCGCCAGTGATCGAAACATTGCTAGCATCCTGCGTGGCGATGGTGCCGAGGCCGAGGTTGGTGCGGGCCGTGGCTGCATTGGCGAGATCGGAGAGGTTCGAGGCTTTGGCGAGTTTTTCACCGATGCTGGTCGTGATCGTGGTGGCGAAGTTTGCGTCCCCACCGATCGCGTCGGAGAGTTCCTTGAGCGTGTCGAGCAGGGCGGGCGCGCCGTTGACGAGGTCGGAGACCTTGGTATCGACATAGCCTTTGTTGGCGGCGTCGGTTGCGGTGGTCGGGTCGGCGAGGCTGGTGACTTTTTGGCTGTTGAGCGAAACGCTCGCAGTCGGCGCGGCCATCTGGTCGAGGCGGCTGGTGCGGACTTGGGTGTCGAAATCGCTGATCTTGGAGGCCGTGAGAGTCGGGATGTCGGCCGCGTCGAGGCTTGCGCCGGTGGTGACAAGGCCCTTGGCGTTCACAGTGACTTTGGTGTGCGTGCCAGCGGTGACGCCGCTGTTGGCCAGCGTGACGGCAATGTCTGCATTCGCGCTGCCATCAAAGCTGGTCGAGCCGGTAGCGTCCGCGCTCAGCGAGATCGTGCGGGCCGTGGCGAGCTTGGTGGCTGTGGCGGCGTTGCCCGACGAGCTGGCGGAGTCCGCGTAGGCTTTGGTGGCAAAGACTCCCTCGCCTGCCACGGCGAGTGGCGTGCCGTTTGCCTGCCCGATCCAGACGACTTTGTTGGTCAAATCTGCGGCGAGTTCGCCGACGAGGAGGCTGTTATTTGCCGGGGTCGATGTGCCCCGCTTGATTTGGATTTTTGGTGCGGCCATTTGTGTGTGGGTTGTTGGTGGTTAGTGGTGAGTCAAAAAGTGCCAGCGTCGATGGTGCCGGGAGCCTCGGTGTAGGTGGTGCCGGTCCAGCGGTGGATGTTGCCGGTGTCAGCGGCGAAATAGAGACGGTTCAACCGGCCGGGATTTGGGAAATCGGAAAAACTCGGATATTGCGCGACAATCTGGGCAGCCTCGATGGCCTGCGCCGTGCGCAGCGGAGTCATCCACTTTTCGTTATCGGTGCCCGCGATAGCCTCCGCCTCGGAGCTTTTGCCATCGGGCATCACCTGCGGCGTGCCCTCGGTGCCGATGATCACGGAGTTTTGGACTTCGGCTTTGAGTGTGGCGGTTCGCGTCGTCTCCCCGGGCACGGTCCAGCGGATTTCAATCAGCGCGGGGAGGGAGGCTTTGCCGGTCGAGAAGGCGGCCTCGAGGGGGGCGGTGTTTAGGTTTAGGGTGGGTGATCCCCCTGAGGCCAAAGCGAGAAAATTGGGATCGGTGAACGAGAGTTTGAGCGCGCAGGTAATGGTGGTGCCTGCGGGCATGGCGACGGCTGCGCCATTCTCGACAAAAATATACTCCAGCGGGACGAGGTCGCGGCGTTTGAGCACGAGCCGGTCGAGGGCGACATTGCTGGCCGCGCTCTTAACGAACTCGCGCTTTTTTCGATCGATGAAAAGTTTCATGCCGCTGCGACTCGCGGCGTGTCAAAAAGCCCTCCGAGCTTTTTAGAGAGCGGTCTGAGGCGGGGGCAGGGCTGCGGCGAATTCCTCGGCAGTCATCTCCTCGACGCCCTCGGCGGAGAAGCGCTCGGCGATCGGTGCGATGGCGGCGAGGAGGCAGCGGCCCGCAAAGTCTCGCGGAGCTTGCGCGGCGGGGGCGAACCATGTCGCGGCCTGCGCGGAGGGGAATCCACTTTCGGCATCCATCTCGGCGCGGATCGCCTCGTAGGCGGAGGGGTCAGCCAGGAAGAAACGGTTCACAGCGGAATCCCCCATTTGGTGCCAAGGTAGGACTCGACTTGTTGGCGCTCGGAGGTGGTAAGGAGACGGTCGTAGGCGATGACCTCAGCGATTGATCCGGAGAGGTTGGTGCCTTGAACTATGCCTCCGGTGCTGTTGATGCGTGCGCCGAGTCGAGCGCGAACAACTTCGCGATTTGTGGCGGGAAATGTATCGACTGCGGCCGATGCGGCAACGCCGTTTAGGTAGTTTATGATCTGCGTTCCTGTGTGCGTGAATGTTCCTATTGCAAAAGTTGACAAGATTAAATTGTTTGCAGACAACGCATCACTGCTCCCGTTTGCGGCGGATGCAATCAATGGGATAGCCGAGCCCCGCTGCATTGCCGGAAGGTAAGTGATTATATCGGATGCCCCCGATTCAGATTCGGAAAATAACCCAGAAGTCGATTTTGCTGCAAAAATCGAAAAAACAACAAAGAGAGATTGTGCCGGGTAGCTGCGGTTATAGAGGCTATCGAGGAAATCATCCGTGCCGTCGAACGAGATTGTGTTTTTCCCGTTGAGCGAGGCGGTGGAAAGAACTGGGCGGCTGTTGACGGTGCCCTGCGTGAAATGGCGGGCGTTGGTGGAGCGGTCTTCCCACCGCGCAATGGCCGCGCCGTTGGTGGTAACAAGTGAGCCTCCAGTGGTGGCGCTATAAAGGCCAGTGGTGGCATCAAGCCACAGAGCGAGAGAAGTGAGCGAGGTAGGCGAGAAAGTGGTATCGCCGCCTCCGCCACCTCCTCCTCCGCCGCCCGAGCCTCCGCCGGTGAGGAGCGAGACGCTGCCGAGCGTGACGGCAGTGGCGGTTGTCGCGCCACTGGGGATGACGATGTAGAAAGTGGTAGGCGAGGGTGAGGATGGCAGGGCTGTGACGACTTGCATGTCGGCCACGCCGGAGCCGGTGATTTTTGTGGCGAGTGCGGAATCGAGGCCGGTGACATCTGCCCTGGCGTGGATGTGGCCCGGCTGGCTGGCGGTGTCGGCCTTCGCTCCTTGCGCGGCGCTGGCGTAGCTGCCAGCGGGTTGCTTGGCATCGAGCGCGCCTTGCAATCCAGCAATCTCAGAGACGAGGTGGGCATGTGCGGTCGGTGCGAAGGCGGCTGGCTTGTCGGAGATCGAGGCCCAGCTTGGCGCGATGTCGGCGAGGATGATGTAGGACTCGGCCGAGGTTTTCGCTCCGGTGCCTTTGTAAACATACCGCTTGCCGTCCGAGGTAATGACCACTGTGCCGGTGACGATCGAGGATTCTTGTGAGGAAGGGATGCTAGCGAGCAGGCCATTCACCACCACGGGAGCCTGCGAGGGGAGCACGGGGATGCGGTCGATGCTCAGCGTGCCGCTTGTGATCGCGCTGGCATCGTGCGTGTGCGTGGAGGCTGCGTAGCTGCCCGCGGCTTGCTTGGAATTCAGCGCGGTTTGCAGGCCGCTGACTTCGTTGATCGGATGGGTGTGGGAGGAGGGAGGAAACGAGGCGGGTTTGCCGGTGAGCGTGGTCCAATTCACCGCCGTGCCGCCGGAGCCTCCACCGAGCGCGGCGATCGCCTCGGAGACGCGCAGAGGCGTCATCCATTTTTCATTCGAGACGCCAGCGGTGGCATCGGCGCTGGTGGCTTTCAGCGAGACCTCGGCCGCCGGGGAGCCCTCGTCGCCGAGGATCACGGAGTTCTCAATGTCTACGCCAAGCGTGCTGGTGCGGGTCTCTTCGCCTGGGCGGGAGGTCTTGACCTCGAGGTAGGCCGAGACCGAGGCGGGATCGTCGGCGAAAAGCGCCTCGAGGGCGGTCGTGTAGAGATCCAGCAGGCCGTCGGCATCCGATAGCGCGAGGAAAGCGGTGTCCGAGAAATTGGTCTTGAGGCCAGTGGAAAAGCTCGTGCCGGTGGGTGTGGCGACGATGGCGGATTTTTCGACGAAGACGATCTCGACATCTACCTTGTCGCGGCGCTTGAGGAATAGCCGCTCGAGCGGAATGCTGGAGGCCGGACCGCGCACGAAACGGCGGGTCGCGATGTCGATGTAGAACTTCATTGGCGCGCTATTCCCTCGCGCCTGTCAAAACCTCGGGCGCGGCCGTTGCGGCCTCCCACTTCCCGAGCGGGCAGGCTTCGGTGGCCATGCGCAATTTTGCCCAAGTGGAGCAGCCGCACTTGCGGCAACGGCCGGTGTTGTTCAGCGCGGTGGCGTCCCACTGATCGCAGGAGCGGCAGGTGGCTTCGCGCTCGGCGAGGATTCCCGGCGGGGTGGTGGAAAATCCGGATGCGGTGAATTTTTTGCCAGCCATAATGGCATCGCCAATCATTTTGTGAGTAGCTCTAAAATCTTGAATCAGATTGGGGAACTTTTCTAAAATCTCGGCGCGTGTCATGAGATTGTGACGGTGAAATTAAACGGGAATTGGGTGGGGCTTGATTGCCAAGGAGGAGGCAGGCATTGCCCGTAAAAAGTAAAATCGTAAGAACCTTCTGGATTATCGCCGCTAATGAATTGATTTGGAAAATCCTCCGAGAACTGAAGCGGACAGACATCATCATACCCCATAAAGGTGAATTTGAAGCTGCCATAAGCGTAAAAACTTAAATTCCAACCACATACGCCGTTGTTTGCTCGCGAAAGATAGGCGCCAACATTTTGTTGCAAGAAAAAACCAGGATAATCAGGAATGTAGCCACCATAAACTGCCTCCCATGAATCTTGGCAAGTTCTTATCGGGGTGCAGCATTGTGTAGGTGGGTATTGAAATTCTTCAATCAAATCCATCAAAACCGAAGAGCTCACAGAGAAGTTAAAATTTTTATTAACCGGAGGGCATTGCAAACACGGATCGATCGGCCCACAACACGCGCACTCGACGGCGCGGGTGGTGCCGCCGTCGGTTTTGATCTTGATGGCGTTGGAAGATGTGAGGCCGAGGGTCATAAGAATTTAACCACAGAGGACACAGAGCACACGGAGAGAAAGGCCGAGGGCGGGTTGGGAATCCTTTTTAACATGTCTCTTCTTGGCCTCCGTGCTCTCCGTGTTCTCCGTGGTAAAAATCTGCATCAGCATTCCTCCGTTGCGATCCATTGCAGAGTCCCGTTCACCGCGCCGAGGACATGGGTGCCGCTCCCAGGCGCGGCGGGGATTTTGAGCTTGCGGGCTTGGTGCCCGCCTTGGCCGGTGGTCTTCTCGATGAGGGAGGGATCGGCATCGAGGGCGGCGTGGACGAAGTTGCGCATGAGATCGGCCGCTGAGAGTTGGGTGGGATACCCGCCGCCGCTCGCGCTTGGCGGCGCTTTGACCTTCGCCTCGAAATCAACGGGCAGGTTCATACTCGGAATTGAATGCTTATGTCTGAAACAAAAGATATTTTGTATTCATCAAAAGCTCCGAAATTGGTTTTGCTAAAATTGGAAACTTTTCTTGTTAAGTCGTAAAAAGCCTTCGTCGCCGAAGTCGGCGATCCGTAAACCAGGTTTCGTGGATTGTATATTTGCAAAGCATTAGCTTGGATTGTAATATCCAAGACTTTGTTTGCACTATTGCTGTATTTATAAGCCTTTACAGGCGTGACAATCGTTTGGCTCAATGTCGAATTGGCTAAGTCGACAAAATTCACCGTGGTCTGCCCTAAAAGGGCCGATGAGTCGGTCCTTTGCTGCCAGGCCTCGCTCGCTGTATTACTCGCACCTTCATTTGATAGCGGCTCCGTGTCGTTTGCTTCTGCCGCATCGATTCTAATAGTCCCACTGACGACGGAGGTCTCTTGGCGGCCGGTGGTATTTGCGCGCCCGTAGGCGCTGACGATGAACTCGGTGAATCCATCCTCTCGGCGGCGCTCCTGCACTTCGGGGAAAATCTTCAGCCCGTCGATGCAAGGGGAGCTATCGCCATCGGGCATGCTGTTCCCGACGGCAAGGGTCGCGCGGTGGGCGGCGGATTGGCTAGTAAGGCCGAGGTAAACTTGATCCACGCGGACAAGTCCGCTGGGGAAGGTATTAACCGCCCGGCCGGGCTGGGCGATGAGGGCGGTGGGGTTCGAGGTGAAGATCGTGTAACTCATTAGGCGGTGAGTGCGGCGACGGGGAGCTTGGGCTCGATTTTTTCGAGGAGTTTCTTGATTTCATCCACGACGCCCTCGAGGCCTTTCTTGGCGGTGTCGCCTTTGGCGGGTGGCTTCTGGCCATCTTGGCCGGGCTTATCCACTCCGGATTTTTTGGCGGCGATTTCGTCCTTGAGCGAGCCTTTGGCTTTCATCTCCTCGAGGCCTGATTTTTTTGGCGGCAGGTTGCTGAAGTCTTCGTAAACTCCGTTTTCACGGGCGTTTTTAATGCGGGAGCTAAATGAGGCGTTGCTTTCGCCACCGCCTTGATTCAATCCGTAATCGCTGCCGATGTCGGCCATGCTGCGTCGATCGCGGTTCTGGCCGGTGCCGCGCACGCTGGCCTCGGCTTCGTTTGCCGCAATCTTTCCGGCTGTGCGGCGGGCACCGGCGAAATTCCCGCTGGCGAGCTGGTCCTGGACGCGCTTGCCGAGCTTGCCGCCTTTGTCCACGGCATCTTTTGCCTCGGCGTCGGCGATGGATTTCATGAGCTTCGCCGACTCGCTCAGCTCTTCTTTGATTTTTTTTGAGGAGCCTTCGGCTTTGTTGAAGCTGCCAGCGATGGCCTCGGCCTCGGCGGCGGCGTTTTTTGTATTGTCCTTGGCCGCGTCCGCTGAGGTTGCTGATTTCTCGAAATCCTCGCGGAGCTTGGTGCCTGCGGCTTTTACTTCATTGAATTTCTCGGCGGCGGCCGTGGAGGTGGCTTTGGCCCCAAAGAAATCCTGATCGCTCTTACCGAGGGTGCCGACGAGCTTGTCGAACTCATTCGTGGCACGGATCGAGCCATCCACGATTTTTTTGCCGTATTCCTCGGAGGCCGCGCCGAGACCGGCGCTGATCTTGTCGAGCGCACTGCCACCGGCTTTGTCGAACGAGGATTTGAAAGTGTCGCCGCCGTTGTTCATCACGGCCGTTAGGGCGCTGTCGAGCTTGCCGCTCACGAATCCGATCGGGTCGCTCATTGCAGCCTGGAAATCCTTGGCTACTGCATTCATCACGCCCGAGAATTTGCGCGTGAAAAAATCGACGACATTGCTGATCGCCGCGCCGAGCCAATCCTCGAAGGCGCGGATCACGCTACGGATCGCATCGATGAAAGCCTTCGCGCCATCCACAAAGACCTTGAGGATCGTGTTGCCGAGCACTCCGGAGATCACGCCAGGGAGATCAGAGGAGAAAAACGCCTTAGCGAAGCGGCCCGCGTCGATGAGCGAGTTGAGGTAGTTGTTGCCAGCGATTTTCACCCCGGCGAGGAGGCCGAGGCCGATCGCCTCGATGGCAGGCATGGGGGCCTTGAAAGCGCCAATCAGAAAATCCGCCACGCTCATCACTTGCTTCATGAGCTTTTGGCCAAAGCTGGCGGCATCAACGCCGGATAGGGAGGCCACGAAAGCATTGAGCGCGGGGAGCGCGTCCTCGAGAAACCCAGCGGCGAACTCCATGGTTTTTGCCTGGATCGCCTTGTAGTTGTCGCCCAAGTCGTCGAGCGCCTTGGCCGTGCGGTCCATCACGCCAGGCATCGAGCCGAGTTGGCCCTTCGCAGTTTCCAGTTCGCCAGAGAAATTATTGAGGAGAGGGAGGAGTTCGCCGCCGGATTTGCCGAAGACTTCCATGGCAGCGCGGGCGCGCTGGGCGGGATCGGAAATCCCGGCGATCTTTTGGGCGAAGACTTGGAGTTGCTCGGTCGGAGTTTTTCCCGCGAGGTCGCTCATCGAGATGCCGAGCGCCTGCATCGTGGCGGTCTGCTCGGCCCCACCGGCCGCGGCCTCGGCCATGAATTTCTGCAACTTGTTAATCGTAGAGCCGACCTTGTCCGCGCCGACATCGGAGTTTTCAAACGCGCGCTGGAGCACCATCAGGCTGCCCGCCGTTTCGCCGGTGCGGGAGGACAGGTCCGTGAGCTTTCCGCCGAGGTCGATGGCTTTGCCAAACCCATCCACCACCGCGCGGGCGGCGGCGGTCGCGCCCTCGACGGCCATCATGCCTGCCTTGACGGCGGCACCGGCCACACCGGCCGCGAGGCCGATCTTTCCGAAAGAGAGGTCGAAGCCTTTGGAGGCTCCGGTTCCCTTGTTTTTCAAATCATCCAGATTGGAGGAAACGGATTTAAGAGACTTTGAAAGCCCTTCGTCTTTTGCGCCGAGTGTGACTGTTACATCGCTCATGATTGAAGCTGGGCTTGTTTGGCTTTCTCGTAGCGGATGGCTCTATTCATCATCGAAAGCATTTTCTTTTTCGCCAGGTTCACAGCGAAGGATTCGGATTGGGAATCCAGTGTGTCGCGGGAATAGCCGACTTTATTGTTGAGCTTGATCTCAAAACCAAAGCCGTCGCGCTTGGCTTCGGAAACGGCTCCGCTGGCCTTGGGCATGTTGCGCTTTACCCATGCAGGGAAGCCTTTCAGCGGCTCGCGGACATCGGCCTTGCACTGCTCGGCGACGATTGCCCACCCTGCTTTCGAGATGCCGACTTTCTTCAAAGTCTCGTCGAGGTATTTTTTGTAGACTCTTTGCTGAATGACCGCGCGATCTATGAGTCCAAGCCGGTCAGTTTTTCCGCCGGAGCGATTGGACTTGTGCCAGGCTTTTGCTTCTTCGACTCCTGAGATTTTTTTCTGGTCTTTTGTCACCCAGACCACACCGCTTTTTTTATGAAGAAGGGCGTCGTATGACATCTCGTTGACCTCTTTCCACCAAGTAGGATTGACGATGGTGAAGATGCCGCGCAGGTCTTTGGTGACTCTTTTCTCGCCTGTCTTTTTGGAATCCGATCCGGTGCCGCGCGGGGCGGTGTATTTGGCGCACTCGATGGCGCAGAGGCGGCCGGCATTCTGCACGAGTTGGGCGACCTCCTTGCCAACGACCTCTTCGTATTTCTTCATTTTGCGAAGAAACTTTTTGTCGTCAATTTGGATCGGGTTGCCCATGGGATCAGAGTTTTTGAAAGACGCTTTCTATCGCTTGGAGGGAGTCAAAAACCGCCGCCGGATCATCGCGCAGATAAACGCGAGGAATGCCGCGAGAGAATGAATCGGCGTCCAGGATTTGCAGCCCGGCAGCATAGGGGACTTCCCACATGCACTCGTGGAAGCCCCAACCGGTGACACTGGCGAGTCTGTAAACATACGAGGCGAGCCAGTTGGGGCTTGCTACTTTCCCCCGCTCGAACCGGTGGGCGCGGAGGCGTGCTGCGCGCGGGTTTCGCTGGCGTTCACCTTGTCCCATGCGGCCGAGACCAGGCGGGAGAGTTCGTTTTGTTCCTCGAGGTCGGCGATGTTTTCAATCTGCCATTTGCGGACGGCTTTGTTGAAGGCGACGGGATCGGAATCCACGGCGAGGACATCCTCAAGAGGGGCCGAATGCGTGAAAGCGAAGGCGGCGACGAACCAGAATTCATCGCGTTTCTCGAGCATATTGGATCGGATTATGCTAATGGTTCCAGGGACGCAGGGGCGGAGTTTGAACTTTCCCGAGGTGCGGGTGCCTTCGCGCATTCCAGCCTCGCGGAGGGCTTCGTCGTCGGTTTCGAGGTCTTGGTTTTCTTTCGTTTTTTTCATGGTTTGTCGTTGGGTTGGTTAGATGAATTTCGCAAAGCGCGCCTTGTCCTCGGCCGTGGCGTTTTCGCTGATGGAAATGATCTTTCCGTTTCGCTCGAAAACGATCTGGCGGGGGGTTTGCTTAACGACGCTGACGAGTTCGTCGCGGTTTTTGAGGACGGCGAGCATGTAGGCCACGGGCGAGTCGGGCTGGGCGGCGACGAATTCCTCGCCTTTGGCGAAGGAGCGCATGACATCGTCGGCGCGCTGGCCGGTGGGGGAGTCGGCGAGGAAGTGGAAGACGGTGCTCTCGTCGCCGGATTCGCGTTTGATGCGTGTTGCTGGGCGGGAGGGGTTCTCGAACTCGAATCCTAGGGTGGCCAAGATGGCGGCGAGCTTGAGGTCGCGGGTGGAAAAGACGGCTTTCATTTGTCGTGGGATTTCTCGTGGGGTGCCCTGCCGGGGAGCCGCGTGGCGACTGCCCCGGCGGGCGGCGTTGGGGAATTAGGAAGCGGTCATCGTGGCCGAGTAGCTGCGGGCGGTGAGGCTCACAGTCTCGAACTGCTCGGCGGCGAAGTTCGTTGTGAGTCCAGTGACGATGGTCGTAGCGCCAAGCGTGACGCTCGCGGGCATCGTGATAGCGAGGGCGTCGCCAACATCGGCGGAGAAACTGCCGGTGCGCATGCCTTCGATGCTGATTTCTTTGATGACTTCGGAGACTGCCACCGCGACCACGCCACCCTGTGAGTCCTTCACCTCGGAAAGCGAGGCTGTGTCATTCACAGAAAATGAGGTGCAGATGAGTCCGGAGACGGTTGGTGTGCCGTAAGTGGCCGAAGAAACGGCCGATGAGCGATAGAGTGTGGCTGCCATAGTGTGTGTTGGTGGTTGGGTTGCGGGTTACGGGAGAGGGGCGGTTGTCAAATCGACGACTCGACGAGGCCGAGGGTGAGTTGCGCGGTGGTGATCCAGCGGCCGTCTTGCTGGCTCTCGCTCCAGGTGCGGAGGTCGGCCCCGGCGAGGGTGAGCGGCGCGGCGAAGGAGGCGGCGAGTTGGTCGGCGGCGAGGAGGGAGGTTTTGAGCGAGGCGGCGAGGGCGGCGTGGGTCTCGAGCGCGGCCTCGACGACGCTCGGAGTGGCGAGGACGATGGAGGCGCTGACTTTGTAGAGTCCGCGCACGATGGCCTCGGTGCTCTCGACGCCGACGATGAGGACGGGCTGGTCGTTTGGGATCGGGTCGGAGGATTGGCCGGTGTGGACGGGGATGCCGTCAAAGGCGGGCTGGCTGCGGAGCCAGGCGGCGAGGGAGGTTTCGACTTCTAAATTCATTGACCACCTCCGGCGGGGCTGACGGTGGCGGTGAACTCGGCGGGGTTGTTGAGCGATTCGCCGACTTGCTGGACGAGGTAGGACCGGCCGTGGAAATGGATCGATTCGCCTCGGCGTGGGGCGCTCTCAAGGTCGCTGGCTTGAAAGCGGACGGTGAATTCGCCGCCCTGGCGGAGGCCGCCGCTTTCAAGATCGAAGGAGACGGCGACGGGCGAGATGCAGGCGCGGAGATCCTGCGCGCGGAATTTTACCGGAATGCCGAGGAGCGAATTGCGCGCGGAGGCAGCGAGGGTTTCAAGGCGGGATTTTTGCGACGGCGACACGCTTCTCGCGCCGTGTCAAAAAGCAGAACGCCCCGCCGGGAGTGAGAACCGGCGAGGCGTTTGCGGGCTGGCGTTGTCGGGTGTCGGGTAATTAGTCGACCATCAGGGCCATCGTGCCTGCTGTGAGGCCGGGGGCTGCACCGAACATGACCTCGAGGGTCGCGATGTCGGAACGCACGGAGGTGTCGTGGTGCATGGTGAAGGTGACGGTGAGGCCGCCGAGCTGCTCGAGCACGATGTTTTGCACTTCGTAGCTGTTCGAGTTGAGCGCGGGCGCGGCGGCTGCCATGACGAGCGCGTCTTCGGAGCAAGCAAAGCCGTAGAGGCCGGACTCGCCGCTGAATGCCGAGGCGTAGTGCACGCCGTTCTCGAAGCCGTATGCTCCCTCGCCGAGATTGAGCGATTGGCTCGAGGTCGGGATGAGTTGGCTATACACTTCGGGCGAGACCACAAGGCCCTTGCGAGCGCTTTTGTGGACGGCGGCCCAGAGTTTTGGCAGGTCTCCGCTGGTGGGAGTGACAGTGTTTGGTGCCGAGGTAACGGTCGCTGCGCCGAAGTTGGCAACGGTGATGGGAGTTGTTACCAAGGCCCAGATTTTGTCAGCCAGGGCATCCGCATTGACTTTGGCGATGCGGTCGAGGCGATGGCCGTTTTTCATGTCCTCATAGCTGAGGCCGAAGGGTTGATAGATATGCTGAAGCGTGACCGAGGCTTTGCCAACGGTGCTGCCGCCGATCGAGTTGAAAGTCGTGGGATTGACTTGAGTGGTGGATCCTGCGGTAGCGATTCCGACGAGGACGGTTTCGCCGGGTTTCTTCACATCGCTCGAGTAATCGGAGGCGAAGAGAGAAAGCGCGGCGAGGCGCTTGCTGAGGACGGTTTTGGTTTGGGCGGAGATTGAGTCCGCAACCAGACTTGAATCAAATGTATTGGGCATTTTGGTGGTGGTTGTTTGGGTTGGTTTCGGGTTCTCCGCTGCTTACGCTTTGGAAATGGTGTTGCGGTGCTCCCAGAGGAGCGCCTTGTGCTTGGCGAAAAGGGCGGAAGCGGCTTTGCGGTCACCGGCTTCCACGGCCGCGAGGTATTCGGCGACCGGGTCGCTCGAGGCGTCGCTGTGCGGCTGGATAATGGGGACGACTTGCGCGGCGTGGAGGCCGAGGCTGCGCTCGAGGCGGGCGAGGGCTTCGCGTTCGGCATCGAGCTCGGACTTGATGGCCGAGACTTTGGATTGGAAAGCGGAGAGTTCGGCGCGGAGGGAATCGCGCTCGGCGATGGCGGCGTTGTATTTCGCCAGGATGGAGTCGGCGGCGGCGATCTTGGCGACGGGCGCGGCGGGTTGCTCGGGGGCGAGCTCGACGATTTCCTCGGGGGTTTCTTCGGCGAGGATTTCGGTGGCGGGCTCCTCGGCGGGTTGCTCGACGGGAGCGGATTCGCTGACGACGGTGGCAGCGGCGATCTCCTCGAGGGGAGCTTCTGGGTTTTCGTTTTCGATTTCCATTTGCGGGTGGGTGGGTGTCAAAAGTGCGGCGGGGGCGTGGCGGAATTTGGCGAGTCGGTCGAAGCGGGTAGCGCTGGCGGCGAGGTCGAGCCGGTCGGTGACTTCATCGACAAATCCGTAGGCTTGGGCTTCGGCGGCGGTGAACCAGGTCTCGGCATCCATCCACTGGCCGATTTGCTCGGGGGATTGGCCGGTCTTGGCGGAGTAGGCGTTGACCATGTTGCCACGGATCCGGTCGAGGAGTTCGGCTTGTTTGCGGAGTTCCTCGGCATCGCCCATGGCGGCTCCCCAGGGATTGTGGATCATGTAGAATCCATTCTCGGCCATCTTGACGGGGCGGCCGGAGAGGCTGATGAGGGTGGCCATGCTGGCGGCGATGCCCTCGATCTGGACCTCGACATTGCCGCGACGGCTTAGCGCAGTGGCGATGGCGTTGCCGTCGAAGACTTCTCCGCCGGGGCTGTGGATGCGGAGGATGATCTTGTGATCGGCGGGGATTTTTTGGAGGTCGGCGATGAACTGGTCGGCGCTGACGCCAAAACCGCCGATCTCGTCGAAAATGGTGACTTCGGTTTCGAGCTGGGCGGCTTTTGCAGATAGGGCATACCAGTTTTTCATTTCGAGGGGCGGGGGTTTGTCAAAGCGGAGCCGAGCCAGAGTTGGGAATGGTGGGGAGGTTTTGGTGGTGGCGGCGCGGCCTGCGGGGGTACGGGCAGGAGGGGGCGGTGGAATTTCTCGCGCAACGCATTCAGGAACGCGATGTGATCAGGCGGTGGGTGGAGCAGGCTGGGCCGTGGCATGGCTTGGGAAGACTTCTGCGGGGTTTAGACCGAGGGCGGCGCATTTATCCTGGCGGCGGAGGTAGCCGGTGATGATGGCATCCTCGGTCTCATTGGCATCGAGGCCGTGGATGTCGCAGTAGTATTCCCAGCTCATGTAACCGCTATCAAGGAGCTGGGCGTAGAGGCGGCCGTCGCGGCCGTTATCGACCGTGATTTTTTTCGGAGCGCGGAAGGAGCAGCGCCACCAATCTTCTCCAGGGTATGGGAGGCGACCGGCTTGGATCTCGTGCCAGACCCAGTATTTCCAAAACGGCCTACAAAATTGATCGACGAGCATTTGCTGGAGGCGCTCCAAGAAATTCTGCGCGACCTCGAGGACGCCACGGAACTCGGTGCCTGCGCTGCCGGTATCGAGCATGATGGCGGCGGGCGGGAGGCCGATGCCTCGGGCGATCTCGCCCATGATGGTTTTGATGAATGGCTCGAAGGCAGTGCCGGGGTGTTCGTTTTTGAAACTCTGGATGGACTCGCCTGGCTTGAGCTTGGGAATGAGGGTGCCGTTGTGCAGCGTCTCGATGGAGAGGTCTTGGGCGGGGGTATCGGCGGTGGAGCCGGTGCTGAGACCGCCGCCGAGGCGGATGGCTTCGGAGGAGGTGATGGCGAATGCGATCTGGGCTCCGGCTTTGGCGCTGCCTTTTTCGTAGGCCAAATACTCGAGCAGGTCGTGGCAGTTGATGATGGCGTTGTGAAGCCAGGATATTCCGCGCGGGTAGCCGTGGCGGCGGATGTGCCGGAAGTGGAGCATGTCGCTGGCGGGGACATCGGTGTATTTCCCGGCCGAGCGGTCGGTGATGACGCGGTAGGAGCGGGGCGCGCCGAATGGATCGAGGAGGACGCCATCGAAGGCGTATTGGCTGGAGTCGGCCGTGGAGCCGATGGCCTCGCCGCCGATGAAGCGCACGCGGGCGGCTCCGGATTCGGTGGTGAGGAATTGGGCGAAGAAGTCGCCATCGACCGCGACCTGGCGGATGATGAGGGACTGCGCGCCGTAGAAATTCACCTGGGCGGAGGAGTCGAAGGCCCACGCTTCGGCGCAGGCCCGATCTTGAAAGGCTTGCTCGGCGAGGCGGTTCCACTCGGGATTTGCCGTGAGGGGCTTGGGCTTGATTCCGGTGCCGACGGCGCGCTGCGCCAAATGCTCGATGAGGTAGGAGGCGACGCCGAGGTTATTGTAAAGCCAGCGGGCTTTTTTGAGGAGAGCGGTGCGGGTGTGGGGTGGGGTCTCGCGCTTGGGCTCGACGGTATTCAAAAGAATGAGGCCGCGATCTTTTGAATGCTCGGCGGCCTCGAAGGCGGCGGCGCGGGGGGAGGTTTTGGCGGGGCGGCC